GTTCTAAAAGCATCAGCACAATGACTTGCGTAAGAGTGCATCGGTTTAGATTTAAAAACTTGAGCCTTATCATCCCATTTTTTAGAATAGGCTTTTAAATATTCTATGCCAGTTGCACACTTGTCCTGGTCAAACCAACAATTTATTAAATTTTTTCTGACAGCTTCTATGCCATCTTCAATACTAATCTTTGGAGCTATCTCACCAACTATACCAAACTCTAAAAGACTATCAATTCTTGTCTTACCATAATTGCCAAGCTCCCTCACTTTTGCGTCATGTGGTAAAATATGATTGTTATATTCGTAACCTTTATTTTTTAAAACATCAGCATAATGGTCAAGGCCAAACCCACTATTCTCATAGTAATCAATTAACCTAATCTCATCTTTATGCTTTTGCACAAACCAAATAGCAGTCTGGTCATTCATGCCAAGATCCCACCAAGTTTCTACATCTAAATCTTCATCGAATAGATTAGACTCCATTCTTTTTTCTTTAACCAAATCTTCTATGATAGTTCCATAATAAGATCCTGTTATTGCAGCTTGAAACGAACACTCAAATTCTTGTTCGTATAAGTCTTTGGACATTACATCTTGAGCAGCCTGTAATTCCTCATCATCTAAAATTCCTGTTTCACTTGCCTTGTAAGTACAAGCATACCAACCTTTATTTCTAACAGCCTGTTCATAAAGTTGAAAAAAGTTATTTCTACCTTTTGGTGTACCAATAAAAATGCACCAACCTTTTCGGTCTGCCAAAGCTGGTCTTATAACCTCTGGAAATATAGTTGGTTTAATAGATTGTGTTTCATCAAATACACAACCATCTAAACTAATACCTCTTATGGCCTGATCGTTCTCAGCACCTAAGATAGTTATTCTAGCACCATTTGGTAAATCACATCTAAGCTCACTCTCATTGAATTTAGTGCCAGGTATTTTTCCAGCATACTGTTTAATGTAATCCCATGCTGTTGCCTTTCCTTGTAGCCTGTATGGGCTTATAAAGGCATATCTAGGGTTAGGTAGCTTGTTAGTTAAACTTGCTTTTAACATATGGTTTATGGCCATGACTGTTTTGCCAGCTCTCCTGTGGAGTACAATCACACTAAACCTATGTTTATCTATTTCCTTATGTAATACTTTCTGCAAAGCTCTAGGCTTGTAAGGTATAACTATATTCGGCATTTTTAAAAAAAATTAATGTAGAGTCTGACTTTCCTTGCTGAACAAAGTTTCAATACCAAGATCATCCATGATCTGATGAGAAAATCTATTACATTCCTTTAAGTTATTAAAACCATCAAAATGGACAATCACACTATTAGTGGATTCCATTACATAGACGATAGCTGTATAACCTAATTTTTTATCATCAAATTCAAACATTGAGATTATCTAGACATTAATTTTTTAAGCATTTCTAATTCTTCTTCTGACACAGCTCCACCAGTTCTCTCAGTTATAAATTTTTTATCCAATTCTTTATTACTAGCGAATCCTGTAATTTTTTTAAATTTTTCTTTATCTTCAAACAATTTTTTTAATAATGCTGGTGTCATAATATTTTTCCTATTAGTAGTTTGTTGCTTTAGTTGTGTGTAACTTCCCTAATTTTATTTTTAAATTCTATATAAGTTTTGGGTGTCGCTTTTTTTTTACCCCCATGACTTTTGTGGTCAGAACTGAGTAAAATGATTGTTAATCATTTGATCTGGCTAAATAACTTAATAAATTAGCCATTTATTTATAAAAATATAAATAAAATATAGTTTACTTACATATTTTCTTGTAGTTTAGAATGATTCTAGAACAAAACAAGAACTATGTGATAAAAATACAACACTTTTTTTTGTATAAGTAACTCTGTGCTACATTTATCTCAGACTCTGGTGAATCTAACAATAAATCAAGCTAATCAACAGTTTACTTATCCCATTTAACAACCAATGGAGATGAATCTGATCCCATAAGCTGTAAACTATCCTTTTTCATGTAAGTTTTAGGTGCTAATCGTTCTGATTTCCACTTAGTTAAGTCAATAAATGACTTGATTAAATGAGTTTGTCCTAAATCTGTCTTTTCTTTGAACTTACTGTTCTCTAATGCTTCATTAATTGTATCTGTTGCATCAGATAATAAATATTCTATTCCATCAGTCTTAGCTTGTTCGTAATTTTTTCTAATCTCTGGATCTTTAGCCATCCAAGTTCTAAAAGATTGCCAACATGGTCTATCTTCCTTTTTATTTCTGGGAGATAAACAACTTCTTATAGAAGCTCCAGTTGCAAGTTCTTCATAGATTTCTTGTAATACTTTTGGATTCTTTTTCGTTTTATTAGCCATTTTATTGTTAAATTAAGGGTTGTAATCTAGTTATCACTCATGTTAAATGACTTAGATTCGTTATTAACCGAATCAGAGAGGAAATATATGATTAGAAACACTAAAACATTAACCAATCCAATTAGTATGTTTAAAATTGATATTGTTAAAGTTTTTAAGAAAAAAGAAACTTTAAAAGACATTTTTAAGTGTAAGAAACTTCAAAAGAAGCACAAATTACAAGACTTTAAATCAATTTAGATAAATTTTGGTATTTAGGCAGATAGTTTATTTGAGAGAGAGAAAGAAAGAAAAAAAGCTGATCTGCCTAAAAAAAAACTACATATAGTAGGAAATGATAAAACCTATTTATATGTAGTATATATTTTTTCTCTTACTTTATTGTCAACTTGTCAAATATTTTTTTAAATTTTTATTAGCAATCTTACAGACTGAAATTAAAGCTTTATTGTATTCATAACCTATCTTGGTATGTGACCAATCTAAATACATTCTTTTCATCTGTCTTAGACTTTTTCTTTGTGGAAAGTTGCGTAAGTACAGAAGTTCTCTGTCCTTAGCTGCAACATCTAACATTAATATTAAAATAAAATCATAAATTGTAATTTGTCTAGAAGTTAATGTAATTTTGAGTCTAGCAAGGTGCTTGTCCAAATTTTTAATACTTTCCTTATCTTCTCCAATACCAATACTATTATCTATTACTTTAAACATTGTAGGTAATGTCTTAGCTTTTACTTTAGGCATTTTACTATCACAAAAACTACTAATTTGTAAAAATCTATCTAATTCGTCTATTGTTAGGTTAGTCGTCAACATCAGCTTTATATAACTCCTCTAAGTAAGTATTAAATCTGTCTTTTGATAATGATTTTTGTAGTGTTTTGGTTTCTTTATTTTGATAATATTGTTTGCGATTTTTTTTAATCTTTTCTACAGCTTTAGAATAATGAAAGTTTGATGATTTAGTTACCCTTGCCAATGCTTTGGCAACTAACTTAGGATCTACATAATTAGTCAATTTAAATCCTTATATGTATATATATAAGTATAGATAATAGGTCTAGATTGACTATCCTTTTTGCTACACCCAAATGAAGTTTTTGCTACACCCAAATTACTTCTCCTTTTTGACCATGTGAATAACATTGGTATTTTGTTGATTAATCTGTGGATTACTTTTCTTTTTACTTAATGATATTTTTCTTCTCTTGTTCTGATTGTGTTGGATGTATTGCTGCATCGTTTCTCTATCAAAAACATAATGGCAAGTAGAATTATCAATCTGTTTTCTAGCCAACATTCCGAACAAAGTGAGTCGGTCAAGAGCTTTAATTAATGATTTTCTGGTTTTAATGCCAGTTCTAGCCATCAAATATTGGTGAGATATTCTGCACCCTCTAGGAGCATTAGCAAAACTCTTACAAATAACATAAATGACCTTTTCGTTAGCTGTAAGCACTTGGTTGTTCAAAAGTTCAGAATAAAATTTTTCAAAAGTTTTCATCTTACTCTCCTAAATATTGTTCTCCAAAACCAAGACCTACAAATAGATATGGCAGTAAAAATAACTGCAATATGGAAGCTCTCTAAAATGGTAGGATGTAAGTCAAAAAATGGAAATATATATAGTTGTATTAATGTGCTTAGTAATAAACCACTTCCAACATCAATTAATGTTTCGTAAAGATTTCTCAAAGCTCATTACCCCAACTATCCCAACCATCAGCTTTCTGTCTGGCAAATAGTTCTATTCTTGGTAGATCACCACAAAGTTCTGTTATTTTATCTCTAATACAATCTGGTTTTCTAGAATGTTCTCTTATTCGTTCATAAACTACTTGATGAACTCCTTTACTAATTCTTTTGGGCTTACCCTTAGTCGCAATTAAACAAAGTTCAGTATTAGCTCTTGTCCAATAACCCATACCCCAAAAAAAACTATCAGCGATCTTATTTTTTTTAACCCAATTAAATCCACAAGTTTTATAGGTAAATCCCCATTTATTTATTGTTTCTATTCCCTCTAATAATTTAGGAAATGTAACCCATAAAAATAAAATGCAATCTTTATCTGCTATGTCTTGGACTGGTAAATCCCAAATTTCTTGTGGATTCATTGTACTGTACTTTGAAGTTACATTTCTTTTGCTGCCCTCTGCCCAAACTTGATAATGCCAAGCTGGATCTGCATAAATAATATTGTATTTTTTTTTAGGAAATGGAATCATGGCTTGACCACCTTTAATCTAAGACCATCTTTTCTTGCTAGATCATGGCCAACCTGAGCAAGTGATTTCTTCCAGATATTTAGTGAGTAACATTCAGCACAGTAATGTATATTTTTTTCGATAATGTCAGCTCTAGCCTTACACATCTTACAAGTCTTTTGATCTCCATAAATGTTCATTCTATTTCTTCTTCTGCTTTGATAATGGCTTTGCCAATTTCTGTTGCGATTTGTGGTACAATTGCGTTTCCAAGTGATTTGACTCTATTGGTTCTATCCTTGTCCAATTCATAGGAAATCCCATCAGGAACTCCACAAATAAGCTGTTGAGTTTCCCACCAGGTCTGTTGTTTTTTAAAACTTGAATTGACATTTTCTGTTGTGTTATTTCCCTTTTGCAAGTTATCGGATTGTAAGCTATGTCCTTTGCATCCGATGTTGTTGGAGTTGGATATTTTTGTTTCTCCAGAAATAACATTGTGTCCGATAGCTTTGCTCCATAAGTGTTGTTTGGTTTGTTCTTTTTCCTTAAAATAAATCCTTTCCCTGTTTTGCTTCTCTCCACCCTGTCCGATTGTTCTCCCCCCTCTACACATCCTGCTGTTGGTGTTGGCAGCAATGATCCAAACTCTATTTCTTTTGTGCCAAGCTCCTTGCGAACTAGCTGGAATAATAAAAGATTGGACTTCGTAACCGATGGTTTCCAAATCATTGTGTATTCCTTGCAAGACTTTTCCCTCTGACATATTAACAA